CCGGAAATCAAGGCAGGCAACAAGTGCATGGCATTCGGCGACTTTAGCTATTACTGGGTAGCCGATAGACAGGGACGCTCTTTCAAGAGACTGAATGAACTCTTTGCCATGACAGGTCAGGTTGGTTTCCTTGCAAGTCAGCGTTTGGACGGCAAGTTGATTCTTCCGGAAGCAATCAAGACACTTACCATTAAAAAAGTGTAATCAGAGAAAGGGGTTGGAGTGGGTGGTAACTTTACAGGAAGTCAAGCAGTATCTGCGAGTTGATTTTGAAGATGATGATACATTGCTTCTCTCTCTTATTTCAACTGCAAAACAGCTGGTAATGGATGTGGGAAGAATGGACGAGGAACACTTTTCAGAAAACGAAGATGTGGTACGAACAGCGATGCTCTACACGGTTTCTTATCTCTATGAAAACCGCAATAACGCAGACTTTTCCAAGCTGACATTAACGCTTCGTGCCATGCTGTTTGCACAGCGAGAGGGTGTGATGTAATGGAAATCGGAACTTTGAATCAGCGAATCACCTTTCTGGAAAATCGTGTTGTTACCGATGAAATCGGCAATCACACTGCTGTGTGGGACGAAGCTTTTTCCTGCTGGGCAAGGGCAACCTTGAAATCTTCCGTAGAAAATACGGACGCTGGTGTGACCAAAGAAACACAGAAGCTGGAGTTTCTCATTCGGCAAAGTCAGCACTGGATGCCGTCTGTAACAGGCAACCGAATCTTGTTTCGGAATGTCACATACAACATCACCAGTGTTACACCGGATTATCTGCACAAGGACTATCTGAAACTTACTGCAGAAGCCAGAAAGGCAGGACAGAATGACCAGTATTGACAATCTTGCAGCGGAAATTATGCAGGGCTTGCAGGAATATGCAGACCTTGCGGATACTGCCATGAAAAAGGCTGTCCGGAAAACCGCCACGCAAGTGAAAAACGAGATTTCCGCCAATGCTCCGAAGGACACCGGAAAATATGCAAAAAGCTGGGCAACGAAAAAGACTGGCGAAAACAGCCATTCTTTGGAAATGACTGTCCACAGCAAGAATCGCTACCAACTGGTACATTTATTGGAGAAAGGTCATGCCAAACGTGGCGGCGGTCGGGTATCCGGCAAACCGCATATTGCTCCTGCGGAAGAAAACGGTGTGCAGTTGCTGGAGCATTTGATCGTGGAGGCGTTGTCATGACCTACGAACAGATCGTAGAAATGGTGGAAGAGATGGGACTGCCTTTCGCCTACCACCATTTCGCCGAGGGCGAAAGCCCTGCACCGCCTTTTCTGCTGTTTTTATCTCCCGGAGAGAATACATTTTCTGCGGATAATTCCATGTATTTCAGCTTTAAGATGCTGGACATTGAACTTTACACAGACATTAAGAATCCTGAACTGGAAAAGCAAGTTGAACAGGTTCTGAAACGTCACAAAATCTATTACACAAAATCAGAAGTCTGGATAGAGTCAGAAAGGCTCTATGAAGTGCTTTACGAAACGGGGGTTTAAGTCCTATGGCAAACAAAAAGAACAAGGTCAAATTCGGTTTGACCAATGTACACTACGCTAAAATCAAGGACTGGGTAACCGATGCCAGCGGAGCCAATTTGACACCGGTCTATGTGGATCCGGTGCGTCTGCCGGGTGCGGTTTCCATTTCCATTGATGCAAACGGCGAAAACGAAAATTTTTATGCCGACGACATCGTATACTACGTGATTTCCAACAATTCTGGCTATGAAGGTGATTTGGAAATCGCCCTGATTCCTACAGATTTCTCTACAGATATTCTGGGAGAAATCTTGGACAGCAACGGCGTTCTGGTGGAACGAAATGATGATGAGGTATCACAGTTTGCGTTGCTGTTTGAATTCACCGGAGATAAGCGAAAGATTCGCCATGTTCTCTATTGCTGTTCCGCTTCCCGTCCGGCAACAGAGGGACAGACTACCGAGGACAGCAAGGAAGTAAAGACTGAAACTATCTCCATCAAGGCTTCAGCACTGCCGAACGGTCTGGTAAAGGCAAAGACCTGTGAATCCACAGATGCTTCTACTTATGATGGCTGGTACAAAAACGTATACACACCGGCAGCCGGAACGACTTCCAAGACCACTGTAAAAGCGTAAGGAGGGTGTAGTATGGCAATTCAGAAGAATATCACCATTGACGGCGTTGATGTGCCGTTCAAGGCAAGTGCGGCGGTTCCCAGACTGTATCGTCTGAAATTTCGCAGAGATATTTATCAGGATTTTGCAGCATTGCAAAAGTCTGTGGGAGAAAAAACAGAGGAATCCTCCGCACTGGATATTGAAAGCCTTGAGGTGTTTGAGAACATCGCATACATCATGGCAAAACACGCCGATCCGGAGAACGTCCCGGACAATCCGGATGAATGGCTTGAAGCGTTCAACACATTCTCCATTTACGAGGTGCTGCCGCAGCTCATCGAACTGTGGGGACTCAACGTGGAGACACAGGCGGAATCTAAAAAAAACATCGCAAAACTGACCGCCCGATGACAACGCCCCTGTTCCTGCTGCGATGCAAACAGCTCGGTCTGACATTGACCGAGCTGGACTTGCTGACGATCGGAATCATCAATGATATGTTCACGGAACGTGAAAACGACGATTTTGACGGTTGGCATGAGGTGGCTGGACAGGCTGATTTTGATGCGTTCTGATTGACTTTTTCTGCCTGCTGTGTTATAATATCCGTATATTATTTATGCTGCAGTAGGTGAAATTATGACTACAATCAACTTTCAGAATGGTGAAGCAATATTTGGTAAAGGCGAATTCACATATAAAAAAATACTTGAAGACTTTAAAAATAGTAGTTTTATTGGTGTAGTTACATTTAATATTTCAGCAAAAGAAAACGATTTGCTTGATATGCTTAAAACTGAAGCTAAAGCAGGAAAAACAGTCGTTATTGTTACAAATATTCCAAAACGTTTTTCTACTTACTATCATACTCCGGATGAACGGTATAAAATAGCCGCTCGAAAAAGTATTGATACTTATCTAAAAAGGCTTTCACCTCTATCATATGGTGCCAACACTTCTGTATACTTCAATTTTTCAAACCACGCAAAAATTATAGTTACAGACAATTATGCATACTGGGGATCTGAAAACTTCTCAGATGAAAGCAAAGACAATATTGAATGTGGTACAATTTCATCTGATCCGTCTATGGTGCAATTTGTGCGCGAAGAATTGATAACACATATAGTTGAACAATCTGTTCCATATTATAAGTATAATTTGGTATCCGCAATTATTCTATTATCAGAAGCTAAGCAGTTTTGTAACGAATACCATGACAAGATTCATGAGGCATCATACATTTTAAATTGTGATTATGAAACAGATTTCAATGAATCCTTTTCCTTTAATTACAGTAACAACGGAATAAAATACCACTTGTTGGAAAGCCTAAAAGAGAAGTTTGAATTGTTTTCAGACGCATTAGCAATTATACAGGAAATAATAGATGACAGTGAAGATGATGAAATACCTGTGTTATTGGAATTGGGAACAATTCACGAGGAATATAAAACTGTTCTTGAAAGAACAACACTACTTATAGAGGATCTATGTGAAGATTTGTCTGTAATGGTCAATTATAACGTGAAGGCTGAGGCTTGTAGAATATTTGAACAAGAATTCTATGCTGAAGCATTTGATGAAGAAACAGACAAGTATTTAGAAATAGCTAATAAACGCGCTACGGAACACTATGAAGGCTTAATAGCAGAATCTGAAGAAAGCATAAATGCTATTATTGAGTGCCTGAAGAAAATGAGTGGCTATTTTGGTGATATGATTGGATCTATAAAAGAATACTTGAGAATAAGCCCGCAGATTGATAACACTTGGCTATAATAATCACAAAAGCACTTGCTCCGGCAGGTGCTTTTTTCATGCCCTCACGGAGGAGGTGAAACCGCATGGCAAACAGAATCAAGGGCATCACCGTAGAAATCGGCGGCGATACCACCAAGCTGTCCAAGGCACTGGAAGGTGTCAACAAGGATATCAAGGGTACACAGACGCAGCTGAAAGATGTCCAGAAACTGCTGAAACTTGATCCGACCAACACGGAACTCCTATCTCAAAAACACAAGTTGCTGGCGGATGCGGTATCTGCCACTAAGGAAAAGCTGGAAGTGCTGAAAACTGCCGCAGAACAAGCCAATACGGCTCTTGCAAATGGTGAAATCTCACAGCAGCAGTATGATGCACTACAGCGTGAAATCATCGAAACCGAAAACGAACTGAAACGCCTGACCACAGAAGCAAACAATTCTCACACCGCCTTGGAAAAGATGGGCGTTCTGGGTGAAACGCTGCAGTCCGCTGGGGACAAAATTTCCGGCGTGGGACAAAAGCTGCTGCCAGTCACTGCTGGTGTCACGGCTCTGGGAACCATTGCCGTGAAAACTGGTGCAGATTTCGATTCCGCCATGTCAAAGGTGGCAGCGGTGTCCGGTGCGACCGGCTCAGAGATAGATGCTCTCCGGGAAAAGGCTCGTGAAATGGGCAGTAAAACGAAGTTCTCTGCAAGTGAGGCTGCGGATGCTATGAACTACATGGCGATGGCAGGCTGGAAAACCAACGATATGCTCAGCGGTATCGAAGGCATTATGAATCTTGCTGCCGCCAGTGGCGAGGACTTGGCATCTACTTCGGACATTGTCACGGATGCTCTGACCGCTTTTGGCTTATCTGCCTCGGACAGCGGACACTTTGCGGACATTCTGGCGGCTGCAAGTTCCAATGCCAATACCAACGTCAGCATGATGGGTGAAAGTTTCAAGTATGCCGCTCCGGTACTGGGTTCTTTGGGATACTCCGCCGAAGACTCCGCCATTGCCATCGGCTTGATGGCAAACGCCGGCATCAAATCCTCACAGGCTGGTACGGCACTGCGTTCCGCCATTACCAATCTGGCAAAGCCAACAGACACGGTGGCATCTGCCATGGAACAGTACGGCATTTCTCTGACGGATAGTTCCGGCAAGATGTATTCTCTGCGGGAACTTATGGAACAACTCCGACAGAAATTAGGCGGATTGTCTGAAGCAGAACAGGCACAGGCTGCTGCATCGCTGTTTGGCAAAGAGGCCATGTCCGGTATGCTGGCAATCATCAACGGTTCACCGGCGGACTTTGAAAAGCTGTCCAATGCCATTGACACCTGTTCGGATACGGTAGACGGCTACAATGGCACAACTGAAAAAATGGCGGCGGTCATGCAGGATAACCTTGCCGGACAAGTGACCATCTTGAAATCCCAGCTGGAAGAGTTGGCGATCTCCTTTTCTGATATTCTGATGCCTACTATTCGCTCCATTGTTTCCCGTATTCAGGAACTGGTGGACAAGCTGAACCAATTAGATCCGCAGACCAAAGAAACCATTGCGAAAATTGCACTGGTGGCTGCTGCTCTGGGACCGATGCTGGTGGTGCTGGGAAAGACCATTTCCAGTGTGGGGACGGCCTTTTCCGCAGTGTCCAAACTGCCTGCCCTTTTCTCTGCTGTGCAGAGTGGCATTGGAGCCATTACCGGAGCGTTGGGTGTGTCATTAGGTCCGCTGCTCGCCATCATCGCAGCTGTTGCCGCTCTGGTGGCTGCCTTTGTGCATCTCTGGAAAACCAATGACGAATTCAAAAGCAATATCATCGCCATCTGGGAACAGATCAAAAGCACCTTTACCGGATTGACACAGGGCATCACTGACCGGCTAAATGCTCTGGGATTCGACTTTGAGAGTTTTACCGATGTGCTGAAAGCAGCGTGGGACGGGCTGTGCAATCTGTTAGCTCCTATTTTTGAAGGTGTCTTTCAGAATATCTCCAATATTTTCTCTGGATTTGCAGATATTCTCTTAAATTCACTTGACGTATTGATCGGTCTGTTCACTGGTGACTGGGAGCAGTGCTGGGACGGCATCAAGGGTATTTTTACGTCTATCTGGAATTTCGTTGTCAACACGTTCCGTAATATCATGAATACCCTGAAAGGCATTGCAGATGTGGTGCTGGGGTGGTTCGGAACAAGCTGGAACGAAGTCTGGACTTCCATCAAAACATTTTTCGTGGACACATGGGACAGCATTGCTTCCTTCTTCACGGGAATCGTTACCGGAATCCGGGACTTTTTCGTCAACACCTGGACGTCCATTTCCAATACCTTCACCGCCATTGTCACTGCCATTCAGACGGTGGCAACAACTGTATTTACGGCGATTCGGGATTTCTTCACCACCATTTTTACAGCGATCTACAACTTTTTCAGCACGATTTTCAATGCCATTTACAATGTGGTTTCTACGGTTTTTCAGGCAATTTATAACGTCATTACGACCGTTTGGAATGCCATTTACACCACCTTAGAACCGCTGATCACGGCATTCGGCTATCTGTTTCAAACGATTTTTGAAGCCATCCAAATCATTGTGGGCAGAGTGATGGACTGGATTTCGGAGAAGATCCGTGCCATTTGGAATGCGATCGTGGCGTTTTTAACGCCGATTTTAGAGGGCATCCGAACGACATTTGAAACCATCTGGAACGCCATTTCTACTACAATTTCCACGGTCTTGACAG